ACCATACGCAGTTTACCATCAGCAGGATGATAGTAAGGGTGGTACACCTAAGGCGATTGTACCTACTAAGCAAGCTGTGCTTAACCGAGCTAAGTCTAACATCCTAGAGCGTAGACGTGCAGGACAGGCCGCACAGACGGCTGCACAGTCAGTAACCGAAGCACATAGACAGCTTACTCAGGAATATGCTGCCGCTGCTAAAAAGGCTGGTTTCACCGAAGCAGGTGAAGGAACTATTCCGCAGCGTAGATTCATTGGGCCGTCACAATACACACAGCAGTTAACTGTCAAGGCTATGGATGAATGGGCTGATGATGCCATCCGTATCTACAAGCGTGGCGGTCGGATGGTTAAGGCCAGAAGGCCACTTACATGAGGCCAGAGGAATTAATTGANAAGATNAAAGAGTTTCTTGAGGACGACAATCACCAGTTCGGTTTCCAATACGTATCATTCGGTGATGGGGTACTGATTCCACAGTATCCGGCAGCTCTCGTACTATACGATAGCGCCGCTCGAGAGATTCATGGTACACACTACTTCCTCACTAATCTAAATGTGGAAGTAGTTATCATGCATGCGAATCTTTCGCAGAATAGGCAAGAGCGCACGAAGGCAGATATGGAACTAGCTACGGCTGTGGTGACTATGATTCATAGTAAGGGGCTTACGTTACTTGATCCCCGCATCCACAAGTCTTTCGTCACAGATGAGCAGCCCTCGCTAGTGTCCACAGATAACTTAACTGCAATTGGTACGTCACTTAGTATAATTGCTCAAGTGAGGGAGGCTTTCAAGTGAAGCTCAAGGTTGAAGTTCCAGAGTTCGAGAAGGACGTGGAACTGGATGTCCCCGGTGTGGGGTTAGTTAAGAACGGCACCACAATTGATTTAGATAAGGATCAGTTGGACGCTTATCAACAGCGCGTGGGCCGTAAGCCTAACGAGAAAACTCCTAAGAGAGAGCCTGAACCTGAACCCGAGACGAAGGCAGAGGAAGGAGGTAAGAGCTAATGCCAGCAGGTATTGGTGGTGGCGGATACGTCATCATTGCACTTGAGGCTACGAACGGTACACTAGTCGCACCCGATGATGCAGGTGCGGTTGCTGTTCCGATTCTTAGCGAGTCACTCAAGTATACATCTGATCCGTATGTTTCACCACAGCTGCGCTTGCAGACAATCGGTTCGGATGTTAAGCAGGGTTACTACCATGCCGAAGGCGATATTGAAATGGAAGTCGATCCTCGCTTCCTCCCGTATTTCCTTCATTGTACTCGGCACACTATTGCTAAGGTTGCTGGACCTCCGGTTGAATATACGTATGCACCTAGTTCAGCCGGTAGTACTTCTACCGCAGCTTCCGGTAATGTGCAGCGTACCATGTCTATCCATGTCTCGAGAAATAACGAGATGTTCGGATATGCAGGGTGCACGATGGGTGGCATGGAGTTTGCGCTAGATACGGACGAAGGTGTTCTTAAGGTAACGTTTAACGTTCTTGGTCTATCCGAGGCTGAGTCCGCTAACGCTGGTACTCCGACGTTCGTTGCACCCGATCTGTTCGGTGCAGACGCACATCAGGTGTTCGTTGCAGCTTCGGCTGTTACACCTACGTTCGGTGCAGCTTCGATCGATTACAACGGATTCACGTTCCGCACAGACTTCAATGCGGAACCGCAGAATAGAATCCGTCTTGATCGTTCGGCATCGTACATCAGCTTCGGTGAGACAGTTGCTAACATCGAAACTGAGCTTGACTTCATTGATCGTACTGAGTACGACAACTTCAAGAATACTACGCAGCGGGCAGTTCGGTTGCTATCCGCTAACGGTGGTACATCGTTCGCTGCTGCTACATCCGCAGTTCAGATCACGGCCAATCGTATGTTCTATGAGACATATGACCTGGGTCTCGAAGGTATCGGCGATCTAATCATGGCTGGTGTTACTGGTCGTCTGATTGGTATTGCCGGTGGAGACGCATACAAGATTCAGGTGAAGTCTCCGACTAACATCGCGTAATGCCTACTCGTAAGACAAAGGGTGGGGGTTACAAGTACGGTGGCTCCGGTAAGACTTACTACGGTAAGGGAGCTAAGGCCAAAGCTAACAAGCAAGGCCGAGCTATCCGAGCAAGTCAGCATAAGAAGAAGTAATCTACAGCGAGGAAAGGAGAGAAGGTTATGCCTCGCGCAACGATTACTACGGAAGCCACCAGGGTAGACCTTAAAAGCTGCCCTGGTGGTTACGTAGACATCCGCCAGCTACCGTATCACGAAATGCTTGTGCGTCGTGATAAGGGCGGTAAGCTGTTCTTCGATCAGCAGCAGGAAGGTCGTGTGGAAATCGCGACCTTACAGGCATGGGCACGTGCCTACGAGTTCGAGCATTGTATCATTGACCACAACTTGGAAGATGAGGATGGTAAGAAGCTAGACTTCTCTAACCATGCAACGCTCTCTGTACTCGATCCTCGTGTTGGTCAGGAAATTGAAGATGCCATCGACAAGTTACATAATGTCGAGGTTGATGTAAAGGATTTTCCCTCGCCTGCTTCATCCTCCTTAGAGGGGGAGAGGGAGCTGACAGACGTGCCCGTCGCATCTTTGCCCACGACATAGTAGACGAGGCATATCACTGGATTAGAACAGTTCGTCTATGTAGAGAGTTCAAAGTACTCCCATACGAAGGCGGACTGTTCAACCAGCCATACGGACATGTCATCCGTATGGAAGCTGTGTTAGATGCACAGTTCCGAGTCGAACAGTCGCAGGAAAAGAAGCAAGCTGCACAAGAGAGACTAGACCAGAGAATGAAAGCTCCTAGTGGCTCTTAGCTCTTACGACATCCGCTTCATCTTATCCGTCTCTGACAGGACGGGTAACTCGTTACGCCGTGTTGCAGGTGACATGGGACGTATGACGGGTGATGCACAGCGGATGCGTAAGGCTTTCACGGCACTAGACGTAGGACGTGGGTTACAGTTACGCGGTCTGTTGGGTGGCGCGGCATTAGGTGTTGCTGCTCAACAGGCCGCTAACTTCTCTACGAGTATTACGAAGGCTGCCACACAGATCAAGGGTAATAACAGTGTAACGCAAATCGGTAAGAATACGATTGAGTTACAGAAACAGATTCTTGATCTAATGGGCCAGTTCCCTGCATCTGCGCAGGAACAGGCTAACGCAGCTTACGACATCTTCTCAGCTATGAACGTCCCACTTAAGCAGGGTGTGGGATTGCTTAAGCTGTTCAACATGGTAGCTGTGGCAGGAGCTACTGATCTTGATACTGCCACTAATGCCATGATTACGGTGGTAAACAACTTCGGTGGCTCATGGGACGATATCATGAAGTCCATCAATACATCGTTTGCCATCATTCGATTCGGTAGACTCGAGTTCTCCGAATTGAACGATATGTTCAATGCCGTCATCCCATCGGCTAAGGCAACCGGCCAGAGCCTAGAGGATGTTGGCGGAGCTATGGCGTTAATCACGAAGCTGATCCCGTCACAGAAGCAGGGTGCTACAGCGATTGCAAGGTTACTTGAGGTTCTTGCTAGACCAGACTTTATCGCTGGTGCACAGAAGATGGGGCTTAGCATCACTGATGCTACAGGCGCGCTTAAGCCGCTGCCGAAGGTCATCAACGAATTAGCCCGCTTACCGATCGCACAGGCGCAGAGTACGATTAACTCGCTATTCCAGGTTGTGACCGCTACTGGACGTGGCGCAGGTAATCGTGGTATTCAGTCTACTGTGCAGGCACGTCGCGCTCTGATCTTCTTAGTGAAGAATCAGAAGGAATACATGACTGTGCAGAAGGGTGTGACTGGCGCTACTAACGAGTTCGAAAAGCGATTCACACTTATGATCGGTAGCTCCGGTGTGCGATGGGAGAAGTTCAAGGCACAGATTCAGGCATTGCTCATTGTGATCGGTACCTACGCTATTCCGATCTTCGACAAGTTAGGACAGAAGATCAGCAAGGGTATTGATTGGGCTAAGAACAACAAGGGCTTGATCGAGTTCGCTGTCAAGGCTACCGCAGCAATAGCCATTGGCTCGTTACTCGCAGGTACGTTCCTTAAGCTATACGGTACAGGTCTTATTCTGTATACTGGTCTACGCCGACTCGCTATGTTCGTCGGCTTCCAGGCATTAGCTGCTGACATTCGCTTAGTCGCGGCTAGCTTCCTACTTCTCAAGGCACAGGGTCTTGCAGCACTTCCGGCCGTCTTAGCCAACGTACGCGCACTCAGTGCATTGGCTAAGTTCGGTATCATCACGACCACTGTCATTGTACTGTGGGAAGTGCACAAGACTAAGGGTTGGAACGATTTCTGGAAGAACGTTGATGACAAGATTCTTGGTGTAACAGACTTCGTGCAGAAGCATGGTGGCCCTCTTGGTGCTGGTGCTGTATCTG